CACGTCGTCATCGTCAACGGTTGTAATTCCTATCCCGTATCCTGGTCCCGCCGCATCAATCGGCACATACAGCCAGCAAGTGCTTATTCGTGTTCGTTGTTCACAAGGTACGACTAATGACCCTGTGAATGGGACATTAGGCATCGGCGTGAAGTACCAGGAATATGAAACGCAAGCAACCTTGACTACCACAGGTTCAACGTCACAAATACTCGGTTCTTTGACATACGCTGGGCCAACGGTGTACGTCTCACAAGTGCCTGACACGTTCGCCAGCACAACAAGCTAGTGGCGAGCTAACAACGAATAAAAGGTGATTTAATGTCTACGACAATTCTTGGCGGTGATTTCACCGTTTACTATCCGAGTGACAACGGCCGTAAGCAGATTGTCTGGTCTGGCGGAAGCGACGGCAACCTTTACACGGTGAATCAGTTGTACTCGGCGTTGCAGGAACTCTTCGACGAGGCCGGCAATATGACGGTGCCTGTCGCCATGTCAGCACAGACACCTACCAACTACACTGTTGGCTGTATTGACCCCTCTGATACGACGCCTTGGTTCATCGACGACGCAACCACACAGCACTTGCAGGGTGGTGCGATTGCGACGAGTAAGTGGACTCGTATTGTTGGCACCCAGCCCGGTATCGTTGTTTTGACGTGTACCACTGGCACCATTGTCTATGGTGACGTAGGCAATGCGGTGAGCAGCAGCGATAGTTCGGCAGGCACCCTGCTTGACGTGCAAATCAACGGCACGGCGACCACGCTGTTTGTTAGGCCAACGGATGCAACATCGGCTAATAGTTTCGCCACATCCGGTGCCACTATCACTTGCAACGGCCACACAGCGGTAACAACCGCAGCGGCCTATAGCGGTGAGTCCTTGTGGGCGAATATCTACTCCCTGGGTACTCTGGCTGTGGATACTGGTAACAATCAGGTTTCTGACCTTTATGTCTACCAGAACGGTTCAAAAGTAGTCGGATGGGTCAGCGGCGTGCTGGCAACTTACCCTTGGTGGGCGACTGGCCAGATTGATATTCTCGTGAAGGTGAAGGTGCCCGCAGGCACCTTGTTCACAGGTAACACGCACAGCAACACCACCATCGACAGTATTACGCCGAATACAATCGGCCTCGTGGTCGGCCAGTTGATTTATGGACCTAACATTCCATACAACACCACGATCACTGCCGTCAATTCGATTAGTTCGATCACGATAAGTCAGAACGCATCGACGACGGCCACGGTTGGCTTGTCGAGCAACGTGATTGATGCCGGCTACGTGACGGTCTATCCGCGCGAGTACAATGAGACCTTCGGATACTTCTCGGTCCAGTTGCTCTCTGGCGGCCGTAACCCAATCCCGTTGGCTACGGGCACCGACTTGAATAATCCGACCGGCCTTCGCCAGTTGGTAATATCTTCTGGTACTGGTACGTTCCAGGTTGGCGGGACCATCTACGTTGGCGCTAGTTTAGCCACAGCCACTAAGAAGGCACTCGTTACGGCTGTGTCCGGTGTCACCGGCTCACAGACACTCACGTATAGTCTTCTTGGAAACCTGACCGACTTTGTAAATGGCAACACTATCAAAGGTGCGGTCAGCGGCGCGACAGGCACATCAGGCACGCCGGTATCGAATCCGGCAGCCGCTAATCCCGCTGGTTTGGCGACCCCTCCGGCCGTGACTTTTGCTGTTGCCAGTGCGGATATTTTGAACGGCAGTGGTCCGCGTCCTTACTCGATACAGCTAAACTGCAACAACAATTCGTTGGCGACAGTTTACGAGTGGACCAAATACCTAACACGTCGAAGCAACGTAACAACCACGAACACGGACGGCGTGACGGGCGAGTCGTACATCGGTATCGACAATCGGCTAACATACACAACGCTGACAGGATCGGCGTTTACGGCAGGCAATAAAATCTACCAGACAGCGACCGGAGCGTCTGGTGTCGTGGTAACACATGACACGACGAATAAGATCATCGCTCTACGTAACAGCCGAGGTACATTCGGAATGGGTGCCGTGACGGACGGTACGAATTCGACGGACGCAACAACGAATGTTGCCTTCGTGACGCCTGTTCAAGTCGATCCTTTTGGGACGTTCGCCGGTGGTAAGTTCTTCTTTGCGTTCGGCATCTACCCGACAAATTATCAGGTAGGTGACACTCAGAACTACCAGTTGACGGACGACCTGGGTGATGTTCAGATACCACCTGACCTTGTGACTGTTCAGATTACGGGGCTGTTGGTCGGAGACTCGGCGGCCGTGTATAGAACGACCGGCACCGGTGCGATCAATAAGGCAACATACTCTGTCAGCGGTACGCTGTCGGTCGGTGCGACATCGGTTGTGGTGACAACTAGCTTGAGCACGGATGAACCCGCAGCAGGCTTTGTACGTCTAGTCAAGTCGGATGGCGGCGGTATCATGGAAGAGCATCGGTATCGCTATTCGAGTTGGGCGACCAACACCCTTACGCTAACGGCCGCTGTTGCAAATACAGTCAGTAGCAGCGCCGCCGGAAGTGGAAGCGTGCTGACAATCAATCTGGGGACGGCAATCGACACGTCGGTACAAGTTGGTGACATGGTGCTCAACTCGACCACCGGTGACTACGGCTACTTGGTACAGATCGCCAGCACGACACAGATTCTTGTTCGCACGAAATCTGGTTTAACATCGAACTGGGTATCGACCAACGTGGTTGAATTCAATCAGTTGGTGACAAGTTACTCAAGTGCGACTGACACGGTTTACGTGCCGATTATCGACAGCTATGTTGCGACCGGTACGTTAGTGTCGAACACGTTGACCTACGGCGCGAACTTGAACTTTACGGTTCTGGCTCGCGTTCGGCATTTCGACAATATCACGCCGTTTGAGCAATCGACTACGGTTGGCAGCACCGGTTTGACGGTCGCCGCTATCCGAACAGCCGACACGATCTCAACGAATGTGACGATCTAGTCGAAACCAGTGAGACTACGGCGGTGCGGCAATCATGCCGCACCGCCACCAACCCATCGAGCAACAACCCTATGATTACCCAAGAAGAACTTGATCGGGACGTTACGGCCATCGCGGCGAAGATTGCACAGGCCGAGGCCAACAAGACCAAATTCCTAATCGCCATCGACGGTGAGCATGGAACCCAGGTTGAGTTAGGCAATCTGATTCACGAGGAAGAGCGACGGGCACGGGCCGGTAAGAGACCGTCCTACGACATTGATGCTCTGAGAGCGAATATCGCCAAGTGCGATGAAAACGTGCGACTCTTCAACGAGACGATTGCCAAGGAAAATGCAACGATTGCTCGTTTCCGTGAAATCTCTCGTATCATTCAGGACGACTTCGCAAAGACACCCACGGTAATCGTACTTGACATGAGGGAAGTGAAACATGATCCTTGGCGGAATTACGGTTGATTGGGATTCGTCGCCACGAATCATAATGGTAGAATCCCCGACGACGAGCATACTGGTTCAAGATTTGGTGGACACCCTTGGTGAACTTCAAGCGGAACAAGTGAACATGGTGTATCCGCCACTCTTTGTGGCAACAGGGAAAGATGCCCTCGGCGGCGATGCTTACACCGGTATCACAATGACACTACAGAATGCCCAGATCGGTTTTGAATCACCGGTGTCGGGCAACATAGTTTGCACTATCGGTGGCGGTAATCTCGTAGCGGTCGATGTGAACGGAAACTTCATGGACGAACTCTACTACACCAATGCGGTCAACATACGCAACCAGCTATCCACGTCACCGGCTTTGATCGAGACGGTTGTTGACGAGGGTGGTGGTGGAGGGAGCGAAGACATTGGCGTGATCGGCTAGACCGGGGGCTGCTATGGACTTTGAATATCTTGAAAGTGAAGTTGGGCCACCCGGTCCAACAGGGCCAACAGGCCCGGCAGGCGGCCCGACAGGGCCAACCGGCCCAACCGGCCCGACAGGGCCAACCGGCCCGACAGGGCCAACCGGCCCAAGCGGTGCGAGAGGCCCAATCGGAAGACTCGGAATGACGGGTCCGCAAGGTGTTACCGGCGCTACTGGCCCGTCAGGGCCGCCCGGCTCCGGCACCGGTGTTGGGCTCACTATTGCGACTTGGGTGCTGGCACGCAACGCACTAACGAGTGTCGGGACAGACAAAACGAATGAGTTGGTCGTGCCGGTGACGGCCTCCCCGACCAACTGTTTTGCACGCTGCAAGACAGCACCAAGCGGCGCGGACTTGATATTCGACATTAACGTGAACGGGATCGGCTTGTGGGATAACAACCCCGTGAACCGGCTCACAATTCCGAATGGTCAAGTCAGCGGCTCGCAAAACGTATTCGACCCGGCACTAGCGACAATCACAGCCGGCTCGATACTGACGGTCGATGTTGTCCAGGTGGGCAGCGTCAGCGCCGGCGGCGACATAACGATTGAATTCGTTTTGACGCCAATAACGTAGCAGCAAATGTAGCAACTTACATAGTAACAGCCGTTGGAGAGACCGGCTGTTTTCACCAACCACAACCAGCAACCAATTATCTATCTCTGCGAGGGAGAAATGCGTTTTCACATTATCGGTTTGCCGCACACGCAGACGCACAAAATGCACACTGCTTGCGCTTTCACGATGAAGATTCTCAAGTTCTGCCAGATGATGAAGAGTCTCGGTCACACGGTCTTTCATTATGGGGCCGAAGGCAGCGAGACTGCGTGCGACGAACACGTACAGATCATCAGCCGTGACGAACAGATCGGGTTCTTTGGCCCGTTCAACAAGGACAAGCTGTACGATGCCGACTGGTCCGGCAAGGCTCCGTATTGGAAGCTGACGCATGATCGGGCTGCTGCTGAGATCAATAAGCGAGCGCAGCCGAAGGACATCGTTAGCTTTGCGTTCGGCAACTTGCAACAAGCTATTGCGGCGCAACTCCGAAAGGATTTGTTTGTTGTCGAGACCGGTATCGGCTACAACGGCACGTTCGCTAAATATCGGGTATTCGAGTCCTACTGTCACATGCACAAGCTGTGGGGCGCGGAAGGCGGATACGACCCGGAAGGCAAGTTCTTCGATACTGTGATTCCAAACTACTTCGACCCGGCTGACTTCCCGCTGTGGACCGAGAAGACAGACTACTACCTCTACATCGGGCGACTGATTAAGAGGAAGGGAGTCAACATCGCTGTCGAAGCGTGTAAACGTCTTGGAGCCAAGCTGGTGCTCGCCGGGCAAGGCTGCGTCGGTGCGGAAAGTATCCCAGGCGGTCAGAGAATTCATTGTTCGGACGGCGAAGTCTACGAGGGCGACATTCAGTACGTCGGCTGCGTCGGAGGCATGGAGCGGGCAAGGCTCTATCAGAGGGCCAGGGCCACGTTCGTCCCGACAACTTACATCGAGCCGTTTGGCGGCACGAACGTCGAAAGTCAATTCACCGGCACCCCGGCAATCACGACCGACTTCGGGGCCTTTCCCGAAACTGTCGAACACGGCAAGACCGGTTTTCGTTGCCGAACGATGAACGAGTTTGTGTGGGCGGCGAAGAACGCTCATACGCTCGATCCTCGGTACATTCACGAGCGGGCCGTCGCCAAGTATGCGATGGACAACGTGAAGTGGCAGTACGAAACCTACTTCAATCAACTCATGGACTTGTGGGGCGACGGCTGGTATGCCGCGCACGATAAACCCGATAATCACTGGCTCACGCGAAGCTGAGGTTGCCATGCAAGACAGCGTAAACACAGCCGATGCGGCACAGTTTTCGGAACAGATTGCGTTGGTCCAGATCATAGACAACGGAACCATTTCGCAAACGACCACGGATAGTTTTTGTCCAGGGCCAACAGGACCATCAGGTCCAGTCGGAACACCGCCCGGCGCAGTCGTGGATTCGGCCGACATTACGGAAGTGACAACCGACGCTTTCCCAAGCAACCCGTCAACGCTTCTGTCGTGGCCGCATAACCTGAATGGAGCGTGACAATGGCTTTGAACCTTTCTTTCTACGGCACGCTCGCGGAAGCGAATCAATACTTTGCTCTTCGGCTCCATAGCATCGCATGGGACATGGCGGAACCGAGAGACAAGCCGAAGGCTCTGTACGCGGCCACCAAGATTATCGACGCCTTGAACTTCAAAGGCCATCGACACACAGTTTGGTTGTTGCTACAGTCGTTGATTTGCGAATACAGCAACAACAACGACCCTTTCCTTGACAGCTACTTGGAGAGGTTGCGTGAAGATCAAATACGGGCCGCCGAAGAGCAGCAACCGCTTGAGTTTCCTCGCGGCAGCGATACCGTGGTGCCGGACGACATTCGCCGGGCCTGTTACGAGATCGCGTACAACCTACTCGACGGCAAAGACCCGGAAATGGAGTTGGAGAATCTCCAAGTCACTGCCCACGGATACGGCCTCGTCAGGACTCACTACGAACGGTCGATGGTGCCACAAGAGCACATCATAAACGGGATACCGAGTGTGACAGCCTGGAACATCTTGAAACCTTACCTCCGAGATAGCAGGACTGCCAGGACAAGCAGAATCTCGTAACCAAAAGGGAGAGAACTTTGAGAGGCAACGAAAAACTAATCCCCATGCTGAACGTCTTGCTCGCGCAAGAACTTACTGCCATCTTGCAGTACGAGGTTCATGCGTCGATGTGTCGGCATTGGGGCTACGACGATCTCCACCGATACATCTTCAAGCGTGCCCACGATGAAATGGAACACGCTGACAAGTTGATTAAGCGAATCCTCTTCCTTGAGGGGACGCCGGTGGTGAGCAAGATCAACAACATCGCAATCGGCTCCGACGTGGGCAAGATGTTTGGTGCGGATCAGATGGCAGAGAAAGAAGCTATTGTGACCTACAACCAAGCAATCGCACTGGCTGCCGAGGTTGGCGATGGGGCAACACGCAAGATGCTGGAACATATCGTCAAGGAAGAGGATAGCCACATGGCCAAGATCGAAGAGGGGCTCGCACAGATCGCCCAAATGGGTCTCGGTGCTTACCTTTCGACGAAGAACGGGTAGCCGTTTGACTAAGGGAAATACGACCGCGCTGCGGTCTTTCAATCGTGGCTTATCGGGGCACCGCTCCGGCTACGGGCCAAAAGTTGGTAAGGGCTGAAACTCCAACGGGCACGACTCGCGGACACCGCTATGCGAGTACGGCCGTCAGATACAATAGCGGGCGTTAGAGGTTTGAAATGTTGAACAGCTTTATCAATCGTGCTCGTTTGGTTTGTTTCGATGGTGACGACGCTGCCGCACAGGCTGCCGCCGCTGCCGCTGCCGCTGCTGCCGCCAAGGCCGCTGCCGATGCGAAAGCACAGGCTGCCGCTGCTGCCGCTGCCGCTGCCGCCGGCGCTGGTTTGAACATCCAAGAGCCCGCCAAGTTCACGCAGGAAGACTTGAACAAGATTCTGGCCGAGGATCGCCGGAAGCATCAAGCCCAGATCGTCAAAATCCAACAGACGTTGGAAGAGACGCTCACCAGCAAGAACCTGACGACTCAGGAGCGCGAGCAACTGGCTCAACGGTTGGAAGACATGCAGAAGGAAACGCGGACCAAGGATCAGCAAGCCGCCCACGAACGCAAGCAGATGGAAGAGCAGTACCAGACCAAACTCGAAGAGGAAAAGAAGGGTCGCGTTCAGTGGGAGCAGAGGTTTCGGGAAAGCATGGTCGAACGTGCGTTGCAGGACGCCGCCGTTACCGGCGATTCTTTCCAGCCGGCCCAAGTCGTGACGATTCTCCGTCAGATGACTCGCATCAACGAAGTCACGGACGAGAAGACCGGCAAGGGCACTGGCAAATTCAAGGTGGTCGTCGATTTCCCCGACACCGATCCCACAACGGGAGAAGCGATCATCACCTTGCACACGCCTGAAACGGCCGTGAAGCGAATGAAAGAGTTGGCCGCCATTTACGGCAACTTGTTCAAGAGCGGAGTGGTCTCGGGCATTGGTTCGAGTTCAGTCACAGGCGGCACCGCGCTGGGAGTCGCCGGCAAGGTGGACGTGAAGAATCTCACACCGCAGCAGTATGCCGATATTCGAGCAAAGAACCCTGAATTGCTCGGCCTTCGACGTGACAAGCGCCGGAATGTCTAGGCCAGTTGGCCTCGTCCGGCGTTGAAGATCAGGGGTTGTTTGTTTTGACATCTGATTTCAACGGGTCGCCTTTTCAGACGGCCCAAGTCGCTCTGAAAACGCTGCGATTAGAGGTTGCCAATGTAGGCGACCCGTTGGCGTTTCTTTAGATCAACAACACGGAGTTTTGAAATGAATCCTCTCTATGTGACACGCGCTCGTCTCGTTTGCTTCGCCAACGACAACACCGCGTTCATCCCGGAACTTAGCTAGTCCCAAGGTTCCTTGCATGGTGACATGCAACTAATAAACGGTGCTATATGCTGGAAACCCCGAGTATGCAACAGTACGACTTAACTGCTCGTGAAAATCTAGTTGCTGCGGACAATCAGCAGGGAAGGCCCGGTCGAGAAATCGAACGAGAACCCTCAACGACTACATGCACCGCCCCGAAGAAGCAAAGGAAGCATAAGGACACAGTTGGCTACCACTGGTCAGATTCGCAGGAACGCTGGGTACGAACCATCAAGGGTGGTTTGGCACACTGTTCTGACTGTAATCAATGGAAGCCTATCAATGATTTTGCCAGTATACGTGGAAAGCCTTACAGTTATTGCAAGAATTGTCAGCGTCTTCATAAAGCCATGTCTCGTTACAAGATTACACGAGACGAGGCCGAGAAGTATTACGCTGCAAGAACTTGTGAGTGCTGTGGCTGTGAGTTTGAGAAACAAACGCACAAACATATCCATCATTTAGGTGACAAAGTTATTGGCGTTATCTGTCTTTGTTGTAACCATACTTTGCGAGACGAATCGCCAGAGCATTTAAGGCGACTTGAATGCTGCATACGATTTGCCAAGCAACGGGTGAAGATATAGTCTGACCTGCATGGCGACATGCAGAGATGAGCAGAAATGACTCGTCCCCACTACTCGAATGGGTAACAAATCGTTGGGCAAACGAAGGCTTGGCCATTCTCCAAGAGAATATGGTCATTGCCAATCTCGTACACCGAGATTTCGAGAATGAAATTCGCCAGTTTGGCGACGTTGTGAACACACGTCGGCCGGGCACGTTCCAGATTCGCCGCAAGGCGGACGGGATCGCTCTGAGCAATCAGGACGCCCAGGCGACCAACGTGCAAGTGCCGTTGAACCAGTGGTTCTACAACAGCTTCACCATTCTGGACGGCGAGGCCAGCCAGTCCTTCCAAGACTTGGTGGACATCTACCTCCGGCCGGGCATGATTACGATTGCCCGTTCGGTTGACCGCGCCGTGCTCGGTCAGGTTCACCAATTCCTCAACGGCGGTGTCAACGGCGTGCCCACCTACGTCGGCAACCCGTATGCCCGCGTTGGGCGTCTCAACAACCTGAGCGCCGCGAACAGCAAGGACTACGTGCTGGAAGCCCGCCAGACCCTCAACGTCAACAAGGCTCCGCTGGAAGGCCGCAACCTCGTGTTGGCTCCCGTCAGCGAAACCGCCCTGTTGAAGAACGAGTTGTTCATCGCCGCTCAGCAGCGCGGTGACTTCGGTACGGCGTTGGAGAGCGCGACTCTCGGCCGTATCCTCGGCTTCGACACGTACATGGATCAGAACGTCAACAGCGCCACCCCGTCCGACGTTGTGGCCGGCACCGTGACCGCTGCCGTCGCCGCTGGCTCGACAATGGCCGGCGCAGTCACCCTGGCCGGCAGCTATGCCGTGAATCCGGGTGAGTTCTGCGTCGTGTCCGGCAACGATCAGCCGACGTGGGCACTGACCGGTTCGACCGACAGCACCCTCACGCTGAACGAGCCCAACAAGTACGCCACCGCCGCCGGCGCGAACATCGCCGTCTACAAGGCTTGCGCCACCGGCGCGGCTTACGCGGCTGGCTACGTGGCCGGCATCGTCCTCGTGGCGAATGCGGGCGACCCGACCTTCGCGGCTCCCGCCATCGGGCAGTTGCTCTCCTTCGGGACGACCCCGGCTTCCCGTGTCAACTACACCGTGATCGAGTCCTACCTGGACCCGCAAAACGGCAACGCCGTCACCGTCATTCTGGACCGCCCCCTGGTGTCCAGCCTGACCAGCGGCCAGTTGGCGTTCCCCGGCCCGGCCGGTGCGATGAACCTCGCGTTCCATCGCAACGCCATCGCCCTCGTGACACGGCCCTTGGCCATTCCCAACAACGCGATGGGCGTGTTGAGCCATGTCGGTGTCTACAACGACATCGCCATGCGAGTCTCGATGCAGTACAGCATCGCCAACGGCGGCACCGTGGTCAACCTGGACATCCTCGCGGGTGTCGCGGTGTTGGACACCAACCTCGCCGTCGTGCTCCAAGGCTAAGCGCGTTCCCGATCTTTGATCGGGTTCTGACGCTGTGCGTCTAAACAAGAATCCGCCCGCCCGGAGCAATCCGGGCGGGCGGCCTTTATCTTTTCACATGGAGGCACGGCAATGCTTTTCGCTGATGTAACTTTCACTGAAATTTTCCCGTTGCTCAAGCAATATGGTCCGCTGGTCCTGGTAGTAGTGTTCCTACTCTGGCAAGGATGGAACCGTGAGACACGCATGGGCAACCGAATCGACCTACTCGAAGACGAGCAGCGCAACGTGCTGCTGCCAATGGTCGAACGATGCACGGAAGTCATAACACAGAACACAAACGTCATGGAGCGATTGGAACGGGCTCTCGATGAACGGTTGACAACAAAGTTCGACTGCCCTTTGAAGGAACGATGCAAAGAATAGGGATCGAACATGAAACCGCCGTACAACTACACAACGAACAGCACGGTCGCACACAACATCTACGCCATGAAACGGCAATACGGTGCTCCGATCTTGCTTCGTCGAAAAGGCAATGTGTCGGCGGACCCTAAAACCGGTACACCTACTTACGAAAATCATACGTGGCTCATACGGCGGGCAGCGGTCTTGCCGGAAGAAGTCACAAGGGATGCTAAGCAAAGCATTTCGCTTATCACCGCCCAGAAGCAGATGGTTCAAGGCGGTGGTTTCGACGTAGGCAAGCGTACCTTCCTCATTGATGCCAGAGACTTGCCGAAAGGCCACATGATCGAGAAAGACGATTGGATCGTCTTCGACGACAGGCACTACGACATTGATACCATTAACGAGTACGGATACAAGAGTGCCTGGATTATCGTCGGAAAAGAGCTACGTGGCCGAACAGAGGGCATGGACATTCTTGGCCTCGAATCGACGGACGCCCTGACACCCACCGATAACGCCGCAAGTGAATAGGGAGAAGTCAAATGAGTCTACCAACTGGCGAGACGAGACCGCCCTATCCTGTAACACTGGAACCGGGACCGCTTCCGGTACAACCGTCGCCCTATCCTGAAACGGTAATACCGGGACCGGCTCCGGTCCAACCGTCGCCCTATCCTGAAACGGTAATACCGGGACCGGCTCCGGTCCAACCGTCGCAACCGAATACAGGTGGAGTAGCGCCGGGACCGCCATATCCGCCATTGAGTGTCCCTCTCAGTCTGAGCAGCCCGAACTTCAAAACAAAGACGGTGACGATAGGAACACCAAACCCAAATTGGGCACGGTGGATTTTCGCGTCGTTGGCGACTTTGATGAAGGGTGTGGCCGAAGCCAACAAGATACCTTGTCTGGTGGAAGGTCTTGACGAACGGACAACGGAATTCATGGATTCGACCGACCGGGTTGAAATACGAATCACCGGGCCTTTCACTCGTGACTTGAGCGTAACAACCGCCTACTATGAACTTTCGGTTGACATGAACGCCCTGTTTGTCAGCCGATACGAGGTTGGCAAGAACAACTACGCCATACTAGCGGTCATTGGTGCATTCCAAACCGCTATGGACGCTCCAATCCCCATCTATCAGTACGGCGGCCTGCCGGGCGACGATGAAACTGTCTGCATCGGCGTCATGGAGCCTCGCAATAAGCGTGGCGATGCAGTGCGAGTTATGCACTTTGGACAGGCGGACTTGACTAACCGGGTCAAGCAGTCTCTTGTGGATGCCCGGTACTTGTTGTTTCTAACGAATGATGGGCAGCCTTACGTGTAGGCAACCCAGCTTCCTTCAACCAATAAAAGAGAGAACCAATCATGGCTCGTATTGAACTTCGTTACTGCACGATCACCCTTTCGGACGGCCTCGGGCTGCCCTCCGCAGTTGGCGGCGTCGGCGCGACCGCCGAGGTTGCCACAACGGCCGCCGCCAGCGGCGACACGTCCCTGGACGTGAATAGCGTTTACATTCCTCGCGCGAAGAATCGACAGAAGATTCCTGTCGGTGCCCGCTTCACTCTGGCGTCTGAGACCAATAACCCCGTTCACGTCGTACAGTCGCGCGTGCAATCCGTTGGTGTTGGCACCAATGAACAGCAAACCGTCACGCTGGTTGATGCCCTCGCGGCCGACGCCCCCACTGGCGGCACCTTCACGCTGTCCTTCGGTGAGTTGACGACCATTCCCATCGCTTACAATGCTTCGGCAGCGGATGTGCAATCGGCTCTGGACTCCCTGACCGGCCTTGCCAACAGCTTTGTCGTGACGTTTACGCCAGTCGCCGGTACGGTCAACTCGTACTGGACGGTCGAATTCCAAGGCGCACTCGGCAACGCCAAGCAGCAGTTGCTCGTCGGCAATGGTGCGGCTCTCACAGGTGGTGCCACTACGGCTGTGGTTGTGGCCGAGACAATGGCCGGCACGTCGCCGGACCAGACAGCTTCGATCACTTTCTCGCCGGCCATTGGCGCGGGCACGTATGCCGTTGGCGACGTGATTACGTTCCAGGCCCAGGAATTGGCCATCAAGATCGGTGAAGGCAACTTGACCTACACCGAGAAGAAAGAGTACAAGTACGACTTGGAGCGTGGCAACCTGGATGCCGTGCGGGAAGGCAACGAAGTGCCCGTGGACATGAAGTTTGAAGCCGTCTACGAGCACATCACGACCGGCACCGGCGAGCCCCTGAGCCCCATCGACGCCCTCAAGGGTGAACTCGGTGCGGCCGAGTGGGTCACGTCGGACCCGGTGGACCCGTGCCAGCCGTACAGCGTGCAAGTCCAGATCGAGTACGTCCCGCCGTGTTCCGGCCAGGACATCGAGTACACGGTCTTCCCCGACTTCCGCGTGGAGACGAAAGAAATCGACTTCCAGAAGGCGATGATCTCCGTCAACGGCAAGTGCAATATCACCGAAGCCGAAGTGTATCGCGTTCCGCAGTAATTGCGGATTGAATCAAACGACTCCCCGGTCCTTTGAGACCGGTTGACTCAGCCTATACGACTGGGCCTATAAGCCGCCCGGCACCGGTGCCGGGCGGCTACCTTTCCTTTTCCTGTTCCTTTATCATTGCGAGGGAGAAACGCACATGAAAATCGCTGGTATCGACCCCAACAGTCTGTCTCGTGAAACGCTCTTGGTCCTGCCCCGTGGCGAGACTCAGATCGTGTTTCGGGCCAAGGGCCTGAAAGACATGACCGAATTCAACGCCATCTGCCCGTTTCCGAAAGCGCCGGGCAAGCTGACCAAGGACGGCTTCGTTCCGAACACGAACGACGCCACCTACAAACAGGTCATGGAGCAGTGGAGCGCCAAGCGACTCGGCTACATGGTCATCAAGACGCTTGAGCCCACCGAGATCGAATGGGACACCGTGGACCCGGCGAACCCCAAGACATGGGCCAACTGGGAGAATGATCTGAAAAACGGCGGCCTCAGCCAGTTTGAGTGCAATCGAGTGACGGCGCTAGTGCTGGAAGCCAACAGCCTTGACGACGACAAACTCGAAAAGGCTCGCGCGGTTTTTCTTGCTGGTCAGCAGCAGGAAGCCGCAAGTTGCTCTGGCCAAGCGAGCGAACCGGCGAATACGTCGTCTGGGGAGCCTGCGAACGGCTAGGCATACTTCCTCCGGGCGTACAGTCGTCATGGGATGAATGCGGTAGCGAGGCGCAAGCCTTGATTATTGCGTATCACCAGACGCGAGAACACGACGAAGGGGAGCGGGATGCTCTGATGATGGGGGCACGGATGCCCTAACGGTTTTCTAACGGTTCTCTGACGGTTCTCTGACGGTACGCCCGTGAGTGCGGAGGCTTCTGACCTAAACGGAGTCAGCTATGAAATTCAAGGCACAATTTGTGGTTCCACGGATTGATGTGGGCGGCTACCGTGACGCCTTGGATATGGCCATGAAGGAAGCAATATCGCAAGCCTTGATGGAGTGGCTCGATAGAGTGTTGGAAGAGATACCCGAATGGTCGGGCGCGTCTCGGGCCACTTTCTCAACATTGGCCAGCACGATTGGCATGTCTATACCATCAGCGCCTACGACTAACGCAAAGGTTATGGTGGGTAGCCGTGTCAGCGAAGGGCTAATGAGCAGTGCCGGCAGCAAGTTGTCGATCAACGAGCCGCCAGGGCACTACACGTTCACCTACCAGAGCAATCTACCTTGGTTGGTTTGGAACGAGTACAACAATGCGAACGAAAACCCGGACCCAACCAAATGGCCGCCACCGGCTAAGCTGTTGAAACCTGGACCTTATGACTTTCAAGCGAAGGGCCTGATGACATTCATTCAGTTTTCAAAAGGTGTTCGTCTGCCTTCGGTGGGTCCGTTTTGCATTGGTAAGAAGATCAAGGTGTAGTCGAATCACAACAACAGGGGCGACATCATGGCTGATGAACTTATCAGTAAACTCGGTTTCGACGCTTCCGACGCAATCAAGGCGTTGGAGAGTATGGACGAGAAGATGGCATCGCTCGAGGGGCATTTCGGCTCACTCGCGTCAGCCATGTCGGCCTGGAATAGCAGCGCACAGGCAACAATCAGCGTGCTCAAAGAACTTGCAACGCACGCCAATGCGGCGGCGTCCGCGATGGGCAAGCTGAATAACAACATGAACAAAGGCAGCGGCGGGGCCGCCGCCACAGCACCGCCCCCGCCACCGCCCACACCCTCGAAACAACTTTGGCTGCCGCCCGGCGTCAAAGAAGAGATTGAAGCCCTCAAACCGCCGCTCAAAGATGTTGGCGAAGAGCTAGACAAGACCAAGACAAAAGCAGGCGGCTTCACAATCAGCCTGCAAATGCTCTCGCGCATTGTGATTACTCAGGCCATTGTTCGCGCGCTCAGTGCTATTCGAGACGCCTTTAGTGAGGCTTTCACGTCAAGCATGGAGTTTCAAAAGCGGATTGCCGAGTTGAACTCTATCATGGGCGGTGAGACGAAGGATGCGATGGAGCCATTGAAGAGGCAAATAGCCTCACTGGCTCAAGAGTTTAACTTCCCTATCGCTCAGGTGGCCGAGGCCGAGTATCAGGCCGTGTCGGCACAGTTTACGTCAACCAGTCAGCGTGCCGATGTAATGTCAGCCTCTATGAAGCTGGCCAAGATCGGCTGCATGGAGTTGAGTACATCTGTCACACTGGTATCGTCGGCTTTGAATGCCTATGGCATGTCGTCAAGTCAAGCCGATACCGTGGCAGCCAAGTTCTTCCGAACGGTTCAAGACGGTAAGGTTCGTGGCGAAGAGTTGGCCGCATCGCTTGGCAAAGTTATGCCAGTAGCGGCTGAGTTGGGTGTCAGTCTCGATGAAGTCAACACGGCAATCGTCCAGTTGACGGTCTCTGGCATCAAAGCCCCGGAAGCGTCAACGTCTCTTCGCAGTGCGTTGATGGCATTGATTAAGCCGTCATCGGACTTGAAGAAGTCGTTGAAAGAGCTAGGCTTCGACTCTGGCGAGCAAGCTATTGGCGCTTTGGGTTTGATGGGCGCGTTGAACGCGCTGCGTAGCACCACGGACGAGACAATAGCGTCTTGCGTCAAGTTGTTCCCCAACATTCGAGCCCAGAACACGATTCTCCGTGAGACGGGCGAGAGAGCGGGCAAGGCGGCGGAAGAGTTGCAAAAGATGCAAGCCGCCAACGCCGAGGGCCTGAACAAAGCGTACAAAATCTTTATTGACACGAACGCTGAGAAAGTTTCGGCAGAGCTAAATAAGATGAAAGTCTGGTTGGCCACGGAACTAGGCCCCGCACTTTTGACGGCCACCGCCAGCATCTTGAATTGGGTCGGCGGCATCGGGACACTTACCACAGTTATCAGCGCTCTCGCAGGGCCGATAACAGTGATGGCAGGCGTTTTGACCGGCCTGACTCTAATTGTAAAGGGTCACGCCTTCGCTCTTGACACGGCTGCCGGCAAGATGACGATGTTCGGGTCGGCTGTCACCATTGCCGGCGCGGCTATGGCGGTGTGGGCTACCTACAACTGGGGCGTCGAGAAGCTGAAAAACGATCTGAACAGCGCCTTGACGGAGTACCATAAGGTTGCAGACGAATGGGTCGCCACTCAGGACGCCGCCGCGAGAAAAATAACACAAGGTATCGACAAGGTAAATGAAGCCGCCGTACAAGGTGCTGAAAAGCAGATGGCGGCCATCAACAAGTCGTATACCGACCAGATCAATGTGGCCAAGGACAAGGACCAAGAACTCGTTGAGAGCACGAAGTCCACGATGGAGGCGCTAGTTTCCGCTAAGGAAAAGGGCGTCCACATGCTGGCCGACTTGGTGAAGGAATCTGACAAGGCGATTGAGGACTCGCAGAAGCGTGTCGCCAAGGATAGGATGGAACTTGAAGACGTTGAGTTTAAGTTCCGCCAAAAGCGTGACGAGACCAACGACGAACTCGCTAACAGGAAGTTTCAAAAGAAAGAGAAGACGCCCGAAGAGCAGCGAGTCGAGTTTACCGCCATGAAGCATGAGCGGGAAGACGAGTCGATGGCCGAAAAACTCGCCAGAGAAGGCTCTAAGCAACTGTCTACGGCAAAATCACCGGAAGAGTTGTCCGTGGCCGAGGCCACGTTCAAGCGTGCGGAAGCCTACGGACAGATGGCAATGTCGGCTGCCGAAAAGGCGCACAGCACCACTGCTGAGGCTTCGGCAGAGCGAACGATTCTCGACATCGTTCACCAGCGGATGGCCGCTGAGAAGCAATTCCAGCAACTCAAAGCGCAACAAGCCGCTGCTGCTTCCGAGGCTAAGGCCAAAGAGCAGAAAGACGCGAACGACATGCGCACCCAGATGAAGGACATCATGGGTGAGCTAAGCCTGTTTGATAAGAAGACAGGCGAGCCGATGAAGCCGGAGGATCGTGAGAAGCACATTGCCAAGGTCAAGGAACAGATGGACGCCTTCCAAGCGAAAGCGTTCAGCACTGGCAACTGGGACATTTCGGCAGCCATCAACTTCACGGAATTCCGTAGGAAGATGATGGACAACTTGAACGGAGCCGTCACCGAAGTCCAGATCAAGGATTTGAAGGCCACACCCGAATCGCTGAAAAAACTGAACCAGATGATTACCGAAGGCGTCGGTATCATCGAACTCTATAAGCAGTTTACCGGCAACAAGGTTGACTTCACAGGCATGACCGGTGCCGAGGCGCACCAAGCCGCTATCAACTTCATCAAGAAGGAACGAGAAGAGACCGACAAGTGGCGTCAGGCCAATGACGATGTTGGCAAGTCGTACAAGCAGATTTTCGCGGAGGCCAACGCCATACAAGGCATCCAAGACACCATGTTCAATGGTGCCAACAACGCCTTTAGAGGCTTGGGCGCTATGGCAGGCGCTTTGATCTTGAATCCTGCCGGCAAAGCGGCACAGACGAGAGACGAGTTGAACAAGGACTACAGCTTCTACGCTTCACGTCCGCAATCCTTGACGCAAGACAAGTACGAGGAAATCACTAAGAAGTTCGGAACCCTCAAAGCCAGCGGCACCGCCTACAGCGGCGATATTGAAGGCTTGCAGAAGGAACAGGACATCTTAGAGAAGAACTACAAGCTGTGGCTTCATATCAAGGAAATAAAGACGGGACAAGCCGAACCGGGTGCGATAGGTGAAGCCCAGCAACACCTTAACACACTGCCAGACTTGCGGCCGGCGACAAACATTGGGTCGATGGTAAATCGCCAGGAAGAACTCAACAACTTGTTCGCTATGGCGGATGCTGAATCTGCCAAAACGAACAGAAATCTTGAAGCAGGGGCGGACGCGCTGAAGCAGCAAGCCGCCTCAGCGAAAGAGGTTGAACAGGCCCTATTGAATGCGGCAGCCACGAATGGACTGCCCGGCCAAGGACAAGGCCAAGCCGTCACACTGCCGCCACATGCGGCCGGTGGAGCCATTTGGAATTGGCTGGCCGATGGCGGTAGCCCTCGTGGCAGGGATACCATCCATGCGATGCTCTCCCCTGGTGAAATGGTCATAAATGAGCGATCCGCACGAAAGTTCGGGGCGCAACTTACAGCCATGAATGCAGGGTCACGTCCGAACTATCACAGTCACGGCGGTAGCGTCACTAATGTAGGTGACATTAACGTGCATGTCGGTGGAGGCAACTCAGCGACGGGTACGGGCCGTCAGATTGCGAATGAGATTCGACGTGAATTGCGTCGTGGATCGTCAACACTTTAGTAACCAATAACCCACGTCGGGCGGGCGACCGCCCGACGTGCCTTACTTCAACAACGGAGAGATCGAAATGATTGACAAATTGAAAATGGTTTGCTTGGCCAGCGCCGAATTGATTCGCGCGCCGAAAGCGCCGCAGGGAGACAGTGTGAGTCCCAAGGGTCGGTACAAGGTCGAGCACTTCCGAAACGGCGTGAAGATCGGTGAGTATGAGGCCGTCAACACGACCACCAATGAAGGACGGGCAAAGCTGTTGAATGTCATGTTCGACGGGACGACGCCCATTACGGCATGGTATCTCGGCCTTGCTGTCACCAGCACCAATTTCCAGCCTACCGACAACTACGCCAACAGCCCCTCACCGGCATGGTCCGAATTCACCACATACGCCGAACTCGTTCGTCAGGCGTGGACCGTGGTTGCTTCGACGGCTGCCAACCCGGCCGTGACTACCAACACGGCGTCGGTGGCGACGTTCACGATGGCCACTGGCACCACCATTACGGGCCTTATCCTCGTCGGCGGCGGTTCGGCCGCATCGACGAAGGGTGACACGGCTGGCGGCGGTGTGCTTTGGTCCGGTGCCCAGTTCACTGGTCAGCCGACAGGCATCGTTGTCGCGTCCGCTGACGTATTGAAAGTCACGTACTCGGTTTCGGTCGGTGCGTAATCAGAATCGCGTGTGATCTCTCCCTCGCTAGGCTGGGGGCCGGAGCAATCCGGCCCCTGGCCCTGTTAAACTAACGCTCAAACCATAGGTGACGTATGACAGTTGTAGTTCCGAGTCTCTGTCTACGCAAGTGCCCTATCACCATCAGCGGTGCGAACGTATTGGAGAGTGGCATATATGCCGTGTACCTCAACGGTAGCGGCACTGATCCGTCATACGGTGGCTGGGGCGGTAGCATCTGCCCGAATGAAGCTCTGCCTGATGAATACTTTGCATTGGCGCAGTCTGACGGTCAGGACATTTGTTTTACGTCTGATTCGGCTGGCCTCAATCAACTCCCGATGGAGTTTTTCAACGAGGGAGGCTACTATGAGAATGGCGGG